AATGCATTGGAGCAGGCCGCCGTCAGTGATAGAGATAAGAACTTCCATTACATTCCCGGAACTGTGGTCTCCGTTTCGGATTTCGACGAAAACCGCTGGAACGAGTGCAGCACGGGCATCCATTTCTATATCACCCGCGAAGAAGCGGTGAGGCACATCCTATGAAGAAACTGACCCGGGAAGAGCGGCGCCGCCGGAGCCAGAGGCGGTTGCAGCTGATTACATATCTTCTGTTCCTATTACTTCTGCTGGCGTGGCTGGGAAGCTACCTGATTATGACGGTGGAAGCGGAACTACCCGCTATGCACAAGCCAGACCCCACCGCGGAAGACGGCAGCCTCCCTGGCGACAATACCACGGCCACCACTCGCTGTTATCTGACAGGGGAAGAGATGGAGGCCGCCGAAAATGAGCTGATCGAAGCCGCTTTGCTGGCCCGGTCTCACAAGCTGGAGGACGTGACCATCACCTTCTACTGCTGCGAGGAACGGCCCCACATCTGTGGGACAGGCTCCGGCATCACAGCCAGCGGCAGGCGTGTAACGCCCTATGTGAGCTGCGCCGTGGATACGGACATTATACCGCTGGGCAGCACCATCATGATCGAGTACAACGGCGAGATGGCCTATCTGCGGGCGGATGATACCGGGACGGCAGTCAAGGAAGACCACATTGACATTGCCGTCAAGGAGCACCAGGAAGCCTTATCACTGGGAGTAAAAACGGCGGATATCTGGTGGTGCGAAGAATGAACGCACATGCGAAACGCCCAAGAGGCGAGTTAGGTCCCTGCCCAAGATGTGGCCTGTATTCCGGCCAGCGATTGGCAATCGAGGGCAACCCGGATATGTTCCTGGTGGCCTGCGACGCCTGCGGATGGCGAACTCGGAAATTTACTGATATAAATCACGCGGTGAGAGCTTGGAATGAAGGGAGAACATGACATGACACTTTACGAGATCGATAAGGCCATTACTGATCTGGCAGACCCGGAGACTGGAGAGATCACCGACTTTGAGGCGCTGGACAATCTCCAAATGGCGCGGGACCAGAAGATCGAGAACATCGCCTGTTACTACAAGAACTTGGTTTCCGATGCGGAAGCCATCAAAGCGGAGAAGGAGGCCCTGGCGGAGCGGCAGAAAGTGGCAGAGAACAAGGCGGCGCGGCTCAAGGAGTATCTCTCTTACGCGCTACACGGGGAGAAGTTCTCCACGCCGAAATGCGCGGTGACGTTCCGAAAGACCACTTCCGTAAATGTGGACAACCCTTCCGCCGCCATCGAGTGGGCGGAGCTGAACGGGCATAAGGAGTGCATCCGGTACAAAGCCCCGGAAATCAGCAAGAGCGAGCTGGGCAAGGTCCTAAAGGCTGGGCAGGAAGTGCCTGGGGCTGTCTTGGTTGAAGGGATTTCTGTGGGGGTGAAGTGATGAACCTTGACATTTACAACAATGTCCGGGCCGTCCCCGCAGAGGCCAAGAAGGAGATCAGAGGTGGGCGGCTGAACGGAAAGACCGATATCAACCCTATGTGGCGCATCAAGAAGCTGACGGAGCAATTCGGCCCATGTGGCATTGGCTGGAAATACACCATTGACCGGGAGTGGCTGGAGACCGGGGCCAACGGGGAAATCTCCGCATTCATGGACATCTCACTGTACTACAAATACAACGGCGAGTGGTCCGAGGCAGTTCCCGGTACCGGCGGCAGCGCCTTTATCACAAAAGAGAAGAGCGGTCTGTACACCTCTGACGAGTGCTACAAGATGGCCTTGACGGATGCCCTCTCCGTGGCTTGCAAGGCCCTTGGGATCGCCGCTGACGTGTACTGGGACAAGGACAAGACGAAGTATGACAAGACCGATATTGTGGCGAAAGTCGATGTCACCACATGCGAGAAATGCGGGAAGGTCTTGGAAGCGTACAAGGACTCCAAAGGCGTCACGGTGTCGATCATGAAGCACGTGAACGCCAGCATGGAGAAGTTCGGGCACGTCTACTGCCTGGACTGCATTAAGGAGATGAACCATGATTGATTTGATCTCCGAGATCGGTCAGAAAAGCAAGCTGTTGGACGCCGCCGTGCAGGAGCTTGGGAAGCGCGGACGCTCCTATGCCCAGTCTGAACAGGAATACCGGATCGCCCTGGCAAAGAGAATTTTGGATGAACGGTCCAAAGGTACGCCGGTAACGATCATCTCCGACATCTGCCGTGGAGACCGGGAAATCGCAAAGCTGCGGTTTGAACGGGACTGCGCAGAGGTCGTTTACAAATCCGCCCTTGAAGCAATCAATGCCATGAAGTTGCAGCTTCGAATGCTGGATGCACAGGTGGAAAGGGAGTGGGGACATGCGGGCAGAGACTAAGGCAACATCTATTCCTCCGGAAGTCAAGAAAGCCGTGTACATCCGGGACAATGGCTTCTGTGTGCTGTGCGGCTCTCCATATGGTGATCCAGTGGCCCATGTGGTCCGCCGGAGCCAGGGCGGAAAGGGGATCGAGAGAAATATCGTGACCCTCTGCCCGGCCTGTCACAGAGCCTATGACGAGGGCGCGAACATCCAGAGGCTAGGACGAGGCACCACCAGAGAAAGCCTGTACTGCTATCTGGTGGCGTATCTGAAAGGGTTTTACCCGGACTGGAACCGGGAGGATATGATCTATCACAAAGGAGTCGAAAATGCTGAATAAATGTTTTTTGCTGGGCCGGATGACGAAAGACCCGGAAATCAGACGGACAAACGGTGGGACGGCTGTCACATCCTTTACACTGGCCGTAGACCGGGATTTCAAGACCAACGGGGAGAAGGAGACGGACTTCATTGAAGTGGTTGCGTGGCGCAACACGGCAGAGTTTGTCTCAAAATACTTCTCCAAGGGCCGTATGGCGATTGTAGAGGGACGGTTACAGATCAGAGAGTGGACGGACAAGAGTGGGAACAAGCGCCGTACAGCGGAGGTTGTGGCCGACAACGTGTACTTCGGAGACTCCAAGAAGGAGAATAAGGAAGCGCCGGAATACAAGCAGGCTGATTTTGCGGAAATCTCGGAGGAAGACGGCGAGCTGCCGTTTTGAGGTGACACGATGGCCAGAAACTATGCTGCACTCCCATGGGAATACAAAAGGGAGATGTCTGCACTCAACGATGCAGAGTTCGGTCGGCTGTGCAGGGCTTTGCTGGAATACAGCGAGTCAGGGACGCCGATAGCACTTTGTGGCAATGAGCGGTTTTTTGCCGAACGTGTCATGATGCAGGAGGACCGTTTTAAGGAGTCCTATACCAAAAAGGCGGAGAAAAACAGGGAAAATGGGGTTAAGGGCGGGAGGCCTAAGAAAACCGAAAAAAACCCAAAGAAACCCAACTTAACCCAAAAAACCGAAACCGAAACCGAAACCGATACTATCTCTCCTAACAGAGAGAATAAATCCCCCCTATCGTCCCCCCAGGGGGAACGGTTTGACAGGTTTTGGGCTTTGTACCCAAACAAAACCGGGAAAAAGAAAGCCAGGGAGTCTTGGGAGAAACTGAAACCGTCAGAAGAGCTGACAGAAACCATTTTGGATGCCGTTTCCAAACAGAAGCTATGGCCAAAGTGGCAGAAAGACGGAGGACAATATATCCCAAATCCCGCCACTTGGCTAAACCAGGGGAGATGGGAAGATGAACCACCCGAAGGAGGAGAAGATCCATTTGCCAAGTTTACCTGATGCTTCCCGTTGGCTGCTTTACGACGAGATCGCCATGGACACCCGGAAAACGCTGTGGTTTGTGGCGGACGCCCAGGATGTGACAGCCCTGGACAACCAGAACGCCGTTTGCCTTGCCTACGGAGCGGGCTTTGAGAACTTCCGGGATGCTGAACCATTCTTGAGTGCCTTCCCATCTGTGTTTTTGGCTCTGTCCGACCGTGATACGGCCGAAGCCGTGGCGGACGCACTCAAAGAATACGCGCCATCTGTGGCTGTGCTGCTGCCAAAGGAAGGGGCCTTCGGGAAATGTTCCCGTATCCGGGACGTGCTGGCTTCCGGCGGCAGGAAGGCCGTGGACCACCTGCTGCTGGGGGCCGTGGAACAACCCATGGACGGTCTGTTGGACCTGGCGGACGTGGAGCGGAGAGACCCCAGCGCATCCGTCGCCGTCATGTCCGGTCTAAAAGCACTGGACCAGTCCATCGGAGGCTTTGCCCCATCGGAGCTGTCCGTGTGGACTGGAAAGCGCGGCAGCGGCAAGTCCACGCTACTGTCCCAGCTGCTTCTAAATGCCATCGACCAGGGCTTCCCGGTCTGCGCATACTCCGGGGAACTGTCGGCCTGGCGCTTCAAGCAGTGGGCCATGCTACAGGCCGCCGGGGCCGGGCATATCGAGCCGAAGCGGGACCCGGTGTCCGGGAAGCTGTATTACTACACGCCGAAGGAGATCGCGGACCGGATCGACGGTTGGTGGAAGGGAAAGTTTTTCCTGTACGACAACCGGGTGGCTGGTGCTGGGGACGAGGACAGTATCATTTCCGTGTTCGAGTATGCCGTCCGCCGGTTCGGCTGCTGTGTATTCCTTGTGGACAATCTGATGACCGCCCGATTCAGCGACCAGAGCGACAAAGATTTTTACCGGGCACAGAGCCGGTTTACGGGGCGGTTGGTGGAGTTCGCCAAAAAAAACGAGGTGCACGTGCATCTGGTAGCACACCCCCGGAAGGGCGACAACGACAAAAAGAAGCTGCTGACCGCGGACGACATCGGCGGGTCGGCGGACATCACAAACCGGGCGGACAACGCCTTTTCGCTGGAACGGATGGAAGAAAAGGACATCGCGGCCTATGGGTATGACGCCGGGCTGAGCATCCTGAAGAACCGGTCCTACGGCTCCACAGCCAACATACAGCTGGTCTATGATGCCCGGTGCCGCCGGTACACAAAGAAGGGAGAAAGCGATGGAGTCTATGGCTGGGAACGCTGACTGGGCCGCCTATGAGCGGGAGAAGAAAAAGCTCCAAGGACTGCCGCCCGAGGAATATGAGGCGGCCTTGAAGGAGCTGGCAAGGAGGATGGGGATTTGATTTTTGAAATTCCGTATCCGCACATCAAGGGGGGAAAAGCGGACTGGAACAAGCGGTTTGGCCTGAATGCGTATTATGCCGGGAAACATTGGTCACAGCGGAAAAAGGACGCGGAGGAACTCCACTCTCTGGCGCTGTGGTCTATGAAAAAGGCGCATATCCGGAAACAGTTCGTCAAAGGCCCTGTCGAAGTCATTTTCCGCTGGAACGATGGGCTTGATGTGGACAACCACGCCGTCATGGGCAAGGCATTTTTAGACGCCATGAAAGGCTACATACTGCCAGACGATAACCGGGAATGGGTGCGGAAAGTTTCTCACGAATTTTGGGAAAACGAGAGTATACAGGTGGAGGTAAGGCCCTATGGGCGAACTTGAACAATACTTGGTCCCCATCCGGCGGTATTCAGCCAACCCCTGCATGGATTGCTGCTGCCCGATCAGCAAGTGTCCATGGCTGCGCGAGGGAAAGCCAGTACCGGGCTGGACGGCCAAGAAACGGACGTTCATTGTTGGGAGAGATCAATACGGCGTAAAGCATTGGGTGACTACATACGCCATCGAGAGCTGCCCGCTGGAACAAGGTAAAGGGAAGAAGGAAGAGCAGTGGAGGAAATAACGCTTTTTCGGGAGGAAAAAATCAGTGAGATCAAGCTAGATATCTATGGTGTACCTGATTTATCTAACTGGCCGCAGATTTTTGAAATCCAAAACACAGCACAGAAATGCTACTACACTATAAAGCAGCACGAGAAGGTCATGTGCTCGGTTTCTGGGGGCTATGACAGCGATATTGTTCTGGACTTGGTCATTCGGTGTGGAGGCCGGGCTAAAACAACATTTGTGTTTAACGACACAGGTCTGGAATATGACGCTACGAAAGAGCATTTGATGCGCCTCAAAGAGCGTTATGGCATCCAGATCAAGCGACTTTTTCCCCAAAAGGCAATCCCGAGTTGTTGCCGAGATTATGGGGTTCCGTTCTGGTCCAAGTATGTGTCCAGCATGATTTATCGGCTCCAGAAACACGGGTTCCAATGGGAGGATAAGCCGCTGGAAGTGTTGCTCGACAGATATCCTGGATGCCGCTCAGCGCTCAGGTGGTGGTGCAATGATTTCAAGACAGCTAACGGGAGAGAATCTAGGTTTAACATTGCGTATGTCAAAGGTCTGAAGGAGTTTATCCGGCAGAACCCACCAGATTTTAGGATTTCAGCCAAGTGCTGCGAGTATTCAAAAAAGGTGCCCGCACACAAGGAACTTTTAATTGGAGATTACGACCTTAACATCACTGGTATCCGCAAAAAAGAGGGTGGAACACGGAGCAGCGCCTATAAATCGTGTTATGACGAGATTTTTTGTGGCCCCGACAACTACCGTCCAGTCTTTTGGTGGGGAGATGCGGAAAAAGAGGCATATCGGAAATGGGCCGGAATCATCAGGTCAGACTGCTACGAATTGTGGGGTATGAAGCGTACAGGTTGTGCTGGCTGCCCGTTTGGAAAAGATTTTGAACAGGAGATTGATCTTGTCCATGAGTTTGAACCCAAGCGGTATAGAGCAATGGAGGCTGTCTTCGGGCAGTCATACGAGTACACAAGGCAGTTTTTAGCCTATAGGGAACAGATGAAAAGCCTGCAAAGAAATGCCGATCAAATAAGGCTGGAGGGATTTTATGAATGATGTCAAGCGCGCCCTGCTGGGCGATCAAGAGGCGGCCAAGCGGCTGACGGATGCGGGGGTGCTGCTGCCGTGCCCTATGTGCAGAGGACAGGCAAGGGTGCGGAACGAACGTTACTATCAGCCAAATGTCCGCAGAAATGTGATCTGCATGAAATGTTTTACGAACAGCGGATGGTATAAGACGGAACACGAAGCCCGCCTCGCCTGGAACACCCGCGCGCCGATTCTGAGCGCGGAGGAGATGGAGATGATCGACAATGGATAGTTTACAGGCCAGCCAGATTGCTGGAGGGAATACAGCTTACAAGAGAGCCTGTTCCGATTTTTATCCGACTCCGCCGGATGCCACTTTTGCGCTGATGAAGTTTCTGGATCTCCAAAAGGGTACAAAAATTTGGGAGCCTGCCTGTGGGGATGGTCACATGGTTCGTGTGATGGAGAAAATGGGGTATCAGGTAATCGGGACGGACATCCAGCGTGGAGATGATTTTCTGACTGCTCCACTGATGGACTGTGACTGGATTATAACAAACCCTCCTTTCTCACAGTCAGAGGCATTCATTCAGCGGTGCATGGAACACGAAAAGCCGTTTGTACTTCTACTGAAAAGCCAGTATTGGCACGCAAAGAAAAGAAAGCCGCTATTTGAAAAGATGCCGCCAGAGTGGATTTTACCGCTGACATGGCGGCCGGACTTTCTATTCAAAACCAGAGGCAGAGGCGCACCGCTGATGGATGTGATGTGGGTTTTGTGGGACCCTGACTACGATCATGGGTGTATTACACGATACTATCCGCTTGATCGGCCGACGTCGGAGGAGATGGAGATGCTGGAGAAGCTGGAATGAAGAACCCGGGAGAATATGTTGACATTGAGGACCCAGCCTTGCAAGTCAGAACAGACGAGAATGGAAACACCGTGGCCTCTGCAACGATACAGGCGGTTGTCCTCTGGAAAGAAGATATCGAAAACTACATCATGGACGAGATCATCAAGATGTGCAAGGAGCACGGAATTACGGACCTGTATGTGCTGAACCGGGATTTCATCCTGTCAGCCATCAGGGAGAAGATGGAAAGGGAGGCCCAACTATGAAGCTGGAAGAAGCAATCGCAAAAGCTAAAATTTTGAATGATAGCCTTAAAGAACTGACCGATGAATACGAGGGTCAAGGTTCGTTTATAGCGGCTGGTATGGCTGTGTCGTTCAAGCTTGTATTGGACACTATCCTCACCGCCCTCCGCCCCGTCAGCCGGGAGCAGGTGGAGAAGGTGTTTCCGGGGTGTCCTTATTGCAAGCCAGATTCTGAGGGATATGTGCAAAAATTTGGGGCATACAGCATCCTGAACGGGGAATTGAAAACAGGGCACTGTAAGCCACAGAAAATCAGTTTTTGCCCGCATTGTTCCCGCCCGCTGACGGACGAGGCCGTGGAGATGGTGATGAAAAGGATGGAGGTCCTGAACGATGCGGATTGAGCGCAGACGGTATGTAGTTATGCGAAGGAACCGAACTGAGGTTTGGTGT